CCTCTATTAGCGCAAGCCCTAAGTAAGCATAGTTGTTAGCATCTACAAAACGCTCAAAGATGTCCTCACTGGCAACCTCGCCTTTTTGGACGAAGGTGCAAACTGCAAAGACATGCTTGAGATAGTAAACACCCCAGGCTTGCATGGGAGTGATACCTAAGAACGCAGCCACCTGTTTGAAGTTGTGACAGCGATCTTCATTCGCCATTGTGTAGTCGTTGCCTTTAGTTCGTAGGAGCTCGTCCTGCTTGCTCCTGACCGCTTCTATTAACTTGTTCAGGTCTCGAATCTTCAAGTTTGACTCCTAATGCTTTTAAGGAACACACCATACAGACTTTGTAGTGGTGGTTCAGTACTAGTTCAGGATACACCTTCTTAACGGCGTCCTCTGGCATTGGCCCCAGATGCAGGCACATTTCCATAGTCGGCGCCATTCCTTTGACTTCTGCACTACTCAGTGGGTCCTTGTAGGTTACCATTAAGTCCCTACCGCAACTGTCACAAGTGGTATCTTCCACCTGGTTTGTATGCTCATCCATTATAGTTGAACCTCCTTGGTTAATCTCGCTATTATAGCCCTTATCATAGTCTTCTCGCCAAGTTCGTAGGCTTCCGTGAGGGCCGTACTGACTAAATCCGCTAACTCTTGTCGAATAAGTTGCGATCTCAGCAATTCGGGATGCCTTTGTACGAAGACGGCGACTACATCTTGCCCACGTAACATATTTAAGAGCCATCCTCCTTCTCCCATTTCTTTTGTTTAGGTTTCCAGAGTTTAGTCTCACTTACAAATGAAGCGTCTATGCACTTATATATCTTGGTCATCCTCTCAGTTCTAGGATCTTTAGTTATCACCACCTCGATAGCGTTACTCTGCGCCAACGTTTCTATGACCATCGCGAAGTTCTGCGAAGTTAAATGATAGTAGTTCCTTTTTAATAACTCGGCATGACTAGCAAAGCCATGCTTTCGAGTTGCCATTTCTATCTGCTTGAACACCCGAACTACATCCTCGCTTTTAGTCTCGTTACCATGCCCGGCAAAGACATTGGCGAGGCCTGGGTCAATGGACTTCTCAATAGCCTCCCTTGCACAGGCGATATCAGGTCCCGTGATTGTAAGATCATCTCGCTCAGCCAAGCTAAAACACATTGCGAGCTTGAGCGCATGAATGTCCTTCCTGGAGGAGTATCCACGCAGGCGCTCATCTTCAAACTCATCTTCAGGTTCTGGCCTGTCGTAGTATAAACGATTGTAGGCGTCCAGTCCATCCACGCTGAACTTAAACGCACCCCGCAGGGTAGATATGTGCCGCAGATCATGTATTAAATTCTCCTTAAGCATTCGGTCGCCTGCTGAGAAGGCAGGGACAGGTATACGTTTTCGTCGACCTCCACCCCAGATGAAGAGGATACGTGAAGTGAAACCTTGACCCACCGCTCCTTGCGGTATGACATCTTTAAGTGTTTGTGGAGTCGTCGCTGCCAACATGCTAACATAAGGCGCAAGAACCAACTCCGAATCCCTGGCAATGGTTTTCTTCTCCCACTTACCAGGACAGTCATATAGATCAGTAAGGTCTGCAATAACTCCCGATCCGTAGGCGTCCGCTCCCATAAAAACGCCCAGTTCTGACGCGTATATGAGTACTGGTGAGCAGAATTGTACTTCACTTTTCCCCTCCTCTATTCGCTTCTCCTGTGCATTCGCGAGATCCCTGATTAAAGCGGCACCAGTAATCTTGTCCGAAAACTTGCGTAATCCTACTTTCTCGGCTATCTGCATACCAATACCAGTCGCAATCGACTTCCGTGCTCCCGAGGGTCCAACTAAAATGACATAAAGGTTCGGATAAACTTGAAAATAACTCATGTCTAGCCATACTTGCCTCTTTGACGCAGCTGCAATCAATGAGAGCCCAACGAAGTAGTGATACTGTAGAGGCGATTCGGTCGCGTCTGTATACTCCGCGTAGGCAGTGATCCAGTTGCGCAAATTCCTCCCTACTGGTTTAGGCTCTGCTTTCATCTTTAGCTCAGCCCACTTAGGATGGCTCGTTAGCTGAAGGAGCATCGCTACGCTCTATGTAATCAGCCAGTAGGCGGAGCATGGCAACAACGGAGGCCCTACGGGCATTACTAATCCAACTAGCACTAGTAGTCTGCCCAAAAGGGAATAGAATCAGTATGTGCCCCACCTTATCCTTACCGAAGCGTTCATTTAGGGCTAGGCTCATTTCCTTAGCCCAGAAGCGCATTGCTAGTTCTATATCAGAGATAAACTTCCTATTTACTGGATCAGTCATTTCGACTCCTTCAGATCATTTTGTAGTATAGTTAACTCGCCTTTGACACGTTGGACGATTAAGTCAGGTCTCTTAGAGTAGACCTCCACCCATACGTCTATGCGCCGCTCCAACTCCTCAAACTTTTTATCGAGGATGAGTTCAGGAATTAGAATTACCTTCATCCTATTAAGTCCTTCAACTTAGTGTCTGGGGTAACGTCTAGCCTACTCGCTACAAATATGGCGTACTGGCTACTATTGCCCTCAGCATAAATACTAAAGACCTTAGTTATAGACATGTCCTTCTTGTAGACTCTAGACCTACCATCAAACATCATGGTTAGTTGATTAATTAAGGCATCCCACCCAGTCTGGAAGCTAGTGAATTTGGCATGGCCTTGAGTGTCGCCGCCAGTAGCTCCAGTTTGGCCGGCGAACTTAATGTTTCCAGGGTTATTATTCTTGTAGCTAACACTACCTTTCCTGTAACCCTCAAACTCCATAATAGCGAAGGCCATGCGGTAAACCGCAACTCTAATTAGCATTAGGTGATGCCTCCTTAGAAATTAAGGGCATAGAGCTTCTCTTTGATTTTGGCTTCGTCGAAGTATCCTTCTGCGGTAGCACGTGCTTGCCATGCATCATAGGACGTATCTTCACCAGGACGATACGAGAGCATCGCGCCCCAGAGGTAGCCCCACTGGAACTCACCAGGGATATGACAATCCCTGCCGTTGATGAGGAAATGGACGTTAGCAGCTTCTTCAGAGAATTCATAGAACTCGTGCGTTCTTTTGGGGTCGCCAGAGGCCAAGTAGCTGTCGTGACCTTGCTGGTGCCACTTGACCCAGGGGAGCCACTCCCAGCACTTATACATTCCTTCGTTGAGCACGTCAGGAACAGTTGATTGGGGGACATAAGACACAAGGTCCCTAAGGATTTCATCAGGCAGCTGGCCAGTGTGTGCAAGTGCACCACACGCTTTGTAGCATTGTCTAATTCGCCCCATCGGGGTTCGTAGATACCCTTTGGAGATAACGGTGCGCTTGACTGCTTGGTGCCAGTCAGCAACTTCTGGTACTTCTTTTCCATAGCCCTCCAATGTGGTCTGTGCGAAGGCAAGACTCACGTTTGCAGTAACAGCCAATTTTCGGTATTGCATCATGTAGTTATATGCGTGCACTACCCGCTTGCTAATATCATACTCGATTCCATCACTAATTATGGCATCTGGAGGTTTCTTAAAGATACGACCACCAACCAACTTATGTATTTTGATAGGGCTAGCAAAAACATCAAGGAGAAACTTACAATTAGAGAGCCAAGCAACAACCCGAGCTTCAGCTTGCGAAAGGTCCCTCTGCCAAAACACACTGCCACGAGGAGGTTGGTACATGAGACGCATAACTTTAGAAATAGTTTGGGGCGAACTGCCACGCCACTTTGGGCTAGAAGAGAAACTCCAACGGCCACTCTTAGTGCCAGGTATGTTAGCAGTATAGCCAAGATAAAGATCACCGTCAGGACTATTATCAAACTCCACATTTATGTAATTTGACTCCTTTGTTCGCAAGTGCCGAACTTCAATGATGAGTTTAAGTGCTGGCACCTGCGGGTACTGAGCACGTAATTCTCGCAGTGCGTTCTCATCGCTGGTAAACGAATCACTACCACGTTTCTTTTTAACAGGGAGACGAAGTTTTGTAAATAGCAGCTCTTGTATCTGCTTCGTAGATTTGACATTGATCTCGTAGCCGACGAGCTGGTTGAGTTCACTTTGCTTCTTGTCCCTTTCGTCCTGTAAGTATTGGGCTAATTGTTTGTGCCACTGCCGGTGGAGCATTAACTTATTACGTTGCATCTCGATAGCAATAGGGTAGAACCGTTGGCTGCGCCGTTGGAACGTCTCGAATAGGTCATGTTCTTTTAGGTCTCTAACTAAGGCATGGGCTGTTTTGGGAGTAGTGACCATGTCCTTACAGTTGTAATTCCAGACGTCACGATCAGGAGTTTTCTTCTTCCAGGTTTTGCCTTCATCCTTGTAATAGGGGTAGTAAGTGTAAATACTAGCTTGGAAGTCCAACGCTTTAGGGAACTCGGGATAGAGAACATTCATCGCCAGCATGTTGTCGAAACGTACTCCCGAGGGTTCACAGCCATAGTCCAGCAGATAGTCGAGGTCGTAAACTCCGTTCTGGTTGGACCAATTCGGATTAGCAGCCATCGCTTCAGATAGCAACCTCCAAAGTTGGGTCTCCTGATGTAAGTCGAAGTAAGGACCTGTTGTTGTATGGATAGGCACACATAGAGCCTCATTCGGTCTGTCCTCAACCCATAATCCATAGCAAGTTATTGTATCTCCTCTCGTTTCAATATCCTGAAACCACCACAAGTTTGGCTTATCCCTAATATGGCGTAGCCAGTCGGCACACACCTCAAAGGTAGGCTGAATCCAGAACTGGTCAACTGGTTCACCAAGTACGCGACGTGGAGACACGGACTCTGCCTTGAGCCGCTTAAAATACCTGATCGTAATGTAATAGTAATGCCAGTTGTCTCGCATGATCCAGGCCGGATGAACACAAGGCAAGACTTTGAGGCCGGGCACGGTGTCACTATCAAGTAAGCTCCCTTGCCACTTCGTAATACTATCGGCATAAGTTACGAGCGTCCGTAGAGCTTCGTTACCGAGCGCAACTGCGACATTAGGTTTGTGCGCGTTAAGCTCAGCAAGTAACAACTGACGCCACCACAATAACTCTGCTGTAGGCTTTGTTCGCTTCGGATCTTGATAGAAGATCCCGAACTTATCAGCTGGCGGACGCCTTTTGGCAACGTTAGTGCGGTTGCATCGCTCAAAGTCAATACCTGCACTTGAGCAAATCTTACGAAGTACGCTTCCGGAGCCTCCAATGAATCCCTCACGTTTAAGTACCTCCTGATGGCCTGGGCTCTCACCAATGAAGGTGATCGTAGCTCCAGGAATGATTGTAGGCGGACACTGAATTTCGTATCCGAGCTTAACTTCCATCTAGATATTCCGCCTTCGGATGAAGTCATGGAATGAGTCTGCTGTAACTCGTCTAACATGCAGATCATTGACTCTAACTACACGCTCAATAAACTCACTTTTAGCCCGCTCCATGACTCCAACTATATTGGACAGCTGAGAATCTGAGAGTTTACCACTCACGAGGTCCAGGTGATTAAGGGTTAGTTTAATGTAGCCGTACCCCAGCTCCTGGGGTGTCACTAAGATCACCTTCTCCAGGAGTGGGTCTAGCCTTTCCTTGTCTACTTTTGATAGATACATTTCTTAGTACATCCTCTAGTTTACTATTCGCCCTCTGCTTCATCTCCTCCGAGGGGGTCGAACCTTGAAGCTGGCTCGTCTCCACTGCCATCAGGCTTATCTCCCTCGCTAGTAGGAGATTGTATAAGTTTGTTGAGGCGTTCGATGATCCCTGCATGATAGGCGGCATCTTTCTCACATATAAGGAAATTACGGCCTGTCTGAATTGCAGCCTCACCAGTGCTTCCACTTCCGCCAAAGAAGTCAACAACCACTTCTCCAGGAACTGTTGAAGATTCGATAAGTTGCCGTAGTAGGGATACGGGCTTCTCGACTGGATGGATTTTTCTACCAGGTGGAACCGGATCATGAGGAAGGACGTTTGATTGTCCTTGCTTGAGTAGTTGTCTGTTACCCTTACGGCAAAAAAAGCAGGCTTCGTACCCAGATGCCCATCGACTCTCAGGGTGATTAGCTTGACCAGGCCCAGGCTTAACCCAGAGGAGTGGCATTGGGTCAACTTTGAATCCGGCGTCTGAGAGCATTTTGTAGACTTTGGCATACGCCTTAATATCGAAGAAGAAGTAGGCATGGGCGTCCTCCTTTAGTAGTCGAAAAGCTTCAGTAGCAATACGACTAGTGAGGTCCATAATGTCATAAGTGTCATCGTGATAGATAGTCGGATGGTAGGAGTCACGTTTCGTCGCACCTTCATCAAGATTAATGCCGTAAGGCGGATCTGTAACCACGCAGCCAGCAATGCCAGAGTTCCATCTAGTAACAATCTCAAGGGCATCTCCTAAGTGCACTCTAGTGCTCACATCACCTACACGACCAGTATTGACCTCCCGGACCATCTTAGAATGGATTTCGCTTAGATCATGCAAGCGAGCCCTATTCTCAATCATCCGGAGTTTGTTCATTGCCTGATGCTTGTTCTTACTGCCCTTGAGTTCTGGTAGTATCTCCATAGCCTTCGCGAGTTTGATGTCGTCAGCCGTAACACTTTTTGCCTCCCCCAAGTGCTCGGCCACCTCTCTAACACCATCACCATAAATCCTACCGCGAAGCTGAGCAATGCGAGCTTTAGCGGCAACGGAGTCCTGCCAACTGAGTTCTTCACGTACGAGGTTCTCATCGAGTTCAATCTCCTCACGCTCTAAATCGGTTAGTTGCTCACGGAAGTTAGCCTCCACCTCAGGGATTTTCATGAAGGCGTGCGCAAGTAGACGACGATAGCCAGCTACTAGTTGGTAGGGTAAATGACTTGGCGCGTCCGGAAAGCGGACAGTGTCAAGTGGCGCCACGGTTAGTGAATGTAACAATCCATGAGACTGAATACTTACTGCCAGTTCAGCAATCTTGCTTTCATTGACAGACTTACGTTGTCTATCAGGTGGTATAAATATGTCCTTAATTGCAATTTTCATGCGCGCTGCGCACTCCTTCTATTTTTTAGTAAAACAACAATAATGAAGTAGCCAAGGGGACGGAACCACGGCTTTCCCACGTCATCAGGGAGCGCTTTCGACAAGCACTTCAACCTGCATCCGCTACACACCACGTCCTTGATATCAAAGTTCCTAATGAACTTAGAGGTTCCTATGTAAACGCTGAAACCGCACCCCTCAGCTACATTGCCCTTAAGGATTAAACTGTAATCTACCGGAGCGACGCCGTGTGTAGTGGCGGGCTGGTAGTGTCATCCCAGGGCAAGGCAATAAAGACTATATTTTTAAGCGATACTCAAAGAGCCCAACACTCCGACGGAACCTAGAACGCTTCTGCACTTCATATGAACCAAAGCGCGCCTTCCGTAAGTGCCTTAACTGCGCCGATACAGACGCAGCAGGATCACCTGTGGAATCGGCTATCTCTGATAATGTACGCCACTTGCCATCTGCCATGAGGGTGTAGACCCTGAGCAACTGACCTGAAAGGCGCTTCTTATCAAATTGTGGTTCATAGTCAGAGCCGTTGAACTCTGGCCCGTCGGAGAATGGATAACCGCTCATTTTATCTAGCCTTTACTCTGCCTTTAGCACCTTATCCAAATTAGGCCTGCTATCGCCTTCCTTGTACTTGACAGTACCGATGAACTTAATGGTCATCAAGTCCTCAGTCGAGAACTTACCGTCGCTACCCCACTCATGACCAACTACCAAGAAGAACTTCCGAATGGAGAACGCTGGCTCAGGAGACTCCAAGGCCCCAGGGCTGAGGCTCCAGTTATGATAGACTGTATAGCTATTCCAATCGGCCTCAAGTGGCGACAGAACGGCCTTGATATACGGCTCGATCTTGCCAGTATTCTTGTTGGCTTGTTTAGCCATCTCCACCGTCGCTTGCTTAATCATGAAGGTGAAGTATTTGTCTGCTGGCATACGAGGCTTTTCTTTGACCTCATCCAGGTTAATGTCTAATGTTGGCATAATTGTTTCCTCCTAGAAACAGGGTTAGACCCGGTAGGGCGTAGTTAGTAAGCGGAGCGAAAAAAAAAGCTAAACCTTTTTAGGAGCCTTCGTGCGTACCTTCGACACCCTCATTAATGCGGCGGTGTGTTCTCCGGTTTAGTGCTTCTAGTGCATGGTTGAGATAGTCCAACGCCTCAGCGTTCTCCTGGCAAGGAAAATACTGTTGGTAGTGGCTGATTCTATTGACTACAGCCGCAATGACTGTCTCAACAAAGGCACCATTAGGCTCCCTGCGGTCTTTAGATTCAATCTTCCCCAAGGGCCCATGCTGCCAACTAATTGCAAATCCCGGTCCCCAAGCTGTACCGCCCTGAGGCCTAGCGTTCTCGTCTAACCAATGTTCTGCATAGAATCGTGATAGCATTACTTGTTTCCTCCTCTCTCCTTGATTATCTTTTCCCAGATTTTACCCTGGTCTTCCAATGTTTGCAGGCCTTTGTAACTGGTTCTAGCTGCATACACCTGATCGCTGCGCGTCCGCACCTTAAATTCAGGGTCCTTACCAGTTTGCTGGACTACTTCCGTATGCCAAAACTCATTGAAGTAACCAGGTATGCGCTGGGCTAACTTTCCAGTTAGGTCAATGGCCTTGAACAGCCGGCCAGTGATCTCGTCCTTGGACGTGTCCTCATGCGCTGTTAGGATAATGTTCATCTTCTTAGCGCATAGTCGGCTAACTAGACTGGTTACTAATGACTGCTGTTGCATGTAGTGTTGCAGCTGAGGGGTTGAAGTTGGTAGTTTGTTGCCGTCTAAAAAAAGTACTCGAGCCATAATCCCTTGCATTGCAAAGGTCATTGAATCAACTACCGCTGTCCGGAAACCGGACGACTCGAGGCGCTCGATCTTTGCCTCCATCAGTGTGAAGGCCTCACCAGGCACATTCTTGTCTCGGTAGGTATCAGCTTCAATGAACTCCCACAATTCCTTAGGAATCCTACTTTGCAGTCCTGCAAGGCGCATATCCCAGTCGAAGAAGTAAACGGGACGCAGCTCTGGCTGAGCCGCTAGTAGACCAGCCAAAGTCGTCTTCCCCGTCCCGCTTACTCCGTAAACTAAGGCGCGGATTGGGTCCGCTTCTAGCATTTCACTTAGTTTCAATTGATGCTCCTTTGCCAGTTGCTCCAAGGTTTTCACCTTGGTTGCTTGGTTCACTATCATCTGGTACGTTCTCCATATGTACTTCTAGATCTTGGATATGGATAGATCCACGCTGAATAGCACCCCAGAACTTCGTCCAGGTATGCTTATCAGGGAACCTTACGGTTCCTACATCATCACGCCCACCATCTCGGAACAACTCAATAGTTGTTTCAACTGAGTCGTCGGCCTTGAGCACCTTGCGATGAAACATTAGCATCATTTCGCTTGTCACCTCCTTTCTCGTTTAAGATCCAAACTGTTCCTGAATGGCCATCCTTACTATGAGCCCAAGAAGTACCACACGTGGTGCACTTAATGAGTTTGAGGTAGGCCGTACTAATTAAATTAGGGTGATTACATACTTGCGCTTGAGGCATCTAATTTCTGCATCCTTTCATCTTCTAGAGGGGACCACATACCGAAGTCGTAGTCCATTTTGATTAGTTGAGCGCGTATGGCAGGAGGAGCGCTACAAATAGCACGATAGTCACAACCGCCAAAAGCTCCGCAGTTCTGTCCGAAGTCCATGATCCACTTACCGTCTGCCTTACGCATCTCAATCTCAGCAACAGTGTTAAGTACATTTTGGTGCCACTCCGTTATTTGCGAGTCCTCCCAATACAACTCCTTGGTATGGAAATACTCATCCAGTTTTTTAGCACGTTTAGGGTCTTTGGCCTCGGCCTGAATCCACATTGCATGGACTATGGCTTGATGTGTGTCTACATTTAGTAACTCACGCGCTGCGACCATGTAGCCCAGGAGGCCCTGGTCCATCTTAAAGCCTTCCAGGTAATGCTCACTTATAGTCCAAGCCGTAGACTTGAGATCGTTAACATAGATCTGACCGCCCATGTCAAAGACTCCGTCGATGATCCCCACGTAGACAACGTCTTTAGGACCATTGATAGTCTCCACTGGCCCGAGGTACAAGGCAAAGGGAGACTCGACGTACAAAAACTTGAGGGCAACCGGCTCGTAGTGCTCGCAATAACCTGTAAAGATCCGCAAGGCATTCTTTGGAGAGCGACGATCATCCTGCATTACCTCCATCATGCTCTCTTTAGGCATGAACTTCTTGTAGGCTGCAAGCAGCGCCTCAGCCCCGATCTTGTATGCTTCAGTGTACTTCTTGCCAGCCATCTTGGCTTTACGGAAGTGCTCAATCCCTTCATGCATAGCAATACCGAAACTAGGCGCTGCTTTACGGCTACGCCCAACAATGTGAAGTAACTCGAACAGGTTGAACTTCTGCTGGCATGCTCTATAGGTTTTCAATAGATGAGCATCTATAATTACCGCCTTACTAATGTCTATGTCAGCGTTAGTTACCAGTTCGGGTACTTGTGTTAGGTCCATGGACTTTAGTCCCCCTCGTCGCCGGCTTCACTGCTATCGCAACACTCCTCGCACATCCACTGCCCATCATCTTCAGTACCACAACGACTCCACCCTTCTTCTTCCAGCCAGTTAGCGAATTCTGAGACCTCCACGTCATCAGGGATAACTATCTGCTCATCACATACAGCACAGTCAAACTGCCTATCTGATTCTGTCATTTAACTAATCCAGCCTTTCTGAGCAGCAAGATCAATTGTGCATCGGTCTTACCATCAGCGCGGAGCTTGGCTATCACATTAGGGTCTAACCCAAGAGATTCAAGTGACGTTGGTCCTGCAGGTGCAGTTTTCTTACCGGATTTAGTCGTTTTAGGCTTTTTATCGGCTGCTTGGCGCATAACTCGACCCAACGTGCGTTGAGTTACCCTACGTTCACGATCAGCAGATACGAGTTGAAGTAGCTCGCCTTCTGTTAGTTCGTAGGCTGGCTTTTGGCCAAGTTTATGCAGGAGGGATGATCCCTTAGGTCCAAGGCCCATTTTAACCTCTAGCGTCTAATTGGGTGTTTATGTCGCCTGATTCGAGGGATTTGAGATGCCGCCGCAAGAGGTTGCGAATGAGTTTACTCATATCGCCGTGGTCTGGACACTCTTGTTTCAGCTTCTCATACATAACGGCAGGTAGCACTACTCTCACTGATTTCTGACCGTCTTTGACAAGACTCATTGCTGCTCCTAATAATAACGATTAAAGTTGTGAAGTAATTGAAGGGGCCTTTTTAGGGGCCCCTCCAGATCACATCTAGTGCACTAACATCTCACACCTATTACTCTTGGGCCTGCAGTAAACCTGCGGCTTTGAGTAACTCCTCTTGCTTATCGGCAGACAGCTGCTTAAACTTACTAAGGTTGGAAGCCGACTTTGGTTTGTCAGGTCGGTTCGCATCCCTATGCTGCCGCTGCTTCTCGATCACGTAGGCTTTGGTTGCGTAGTCGAGCAGAACTTCAACGCCCTTGTCGTTGTCGCCCTCCCCAAACAACACAGTGGCCTCCTCTACGGTCTCGGGAATTTGGACCTCAATCTCTCCCAATGAGACATTGGAGTTTGTGGTCTTGTCCCGATAAGAGACAGGTACTTTTTCAGTTTTCATATTTTCACCTCCTTTCCCTGGTTAGATCCGGTTTATGATGTCTACATGCACGACCGGCGTATGACGCCAAGCGCAAATATGCCGTCAAGTACTTTTCGATCATCATGACTAACATTACCACACATTATGGCCAATGTCAATCGTTTTGTGCATATAGCTCACATTTATTTTGTCTACAGGGTTATGCACAGAGTTATAAACATGGTTATCAACAATGTTTATCAACAGTTGTGGATAAGTCTACTAGGATTTTTTGTTCCTACGTTCCCTGATCCTTTCTTGCGTCTTGAGTGAGTTGTATCTATCTCTATGGTTAGTGCCTGGACAGTAGAGTGTATTAGGCGGAGCCATGAACATCGCGTTGCATAGAGGCTTACCTTTAGTATCTTTGAACTCTCCAAGCTTGCACTTATGAAAGGTGTTATTGTCCCTCCGTTTCTCGGCTAGCCGTTCTGCTATAGCACTCTTGACTACATGGTTCCTGATAGGCTTACGCCTATTGATCTCACAACGCCGATGGTACTCTTCAGGTGTAAAGCCACGCCTAAACTTCTCACGACATTCAGCATCAAGGCCACCCTCGTCATACCTACAGAAATTGGAAGTGCTATGCCTATCAGGTTCGATCTCCTTACCACAGTATAGACAACACCTAAATGGATTCTCCTTCTCCATGCTTAACAGCCTCCTTTAATTACAAACACATTGATTAGTTAGTCGTACAAAGACGGCAAGAAATCTCTCATCACCATTTGGCTCCACCAGGCGGACCTCTGTCCAACCTGGCGGCCAAACCTTACCACTCTCGGTAACTTTGTAGAGCTTGATTCGCTCCTCACCGTAGTGCTTCCTCATCCGCTTCAAGTTACAGAAGTTACACTTAGTAAGACTGCTCATTTCTCTTGATTCTCCTTCTTCTTTTCTATAGCTTCGGCTAGCCGATATTCTTGCAGATGGTTTCTTATCCGTTCCTGGAACTGCCGCTCCTCAAGCCTAGCATCATCTGGGAGTTCTGTCGCAGCAAAGTGCTCTACTGCTTCAAGGAACTCTTCAAAGGCTGCCTCCCAAGTGACTTTGTAGAGCTGATCTCCATCCATTACTGTTACCTCCTTACACCTCCCGGTATCATGACTAACTCTGGTAATACGGCAGGCTGATGTTCAGCAGGTCCAACGTCCTCGAACCAATGATAGTCGAGATTGTTGTACTCGTCCTCAGTCAATACCATAGTTAAATTGCGCCCTTGCTCCCCACTGCAGACTACAGTGAGGAGTTTAGGGCTCTCAGGGCGAGCAAAGGCAGCGTTGACCATCCACCTTCGCCCACCCACCTCCAGGACTTTGACAGCGATTCTCACGGCTTGGCGCCCTCCTTTTTCTTGGTCTTAGGCGCCGTAGCAGGAGGTTCCAACATTTTAGTCTCGAAGATACCAGCCCTAATGCCCACTCGTAGCTTCTCGAACTCGATAGGTGGTGTGAGCATCTTAGATGGTTCTTGCCAACCTATCTTCAGAGTTGCGGCTTTCATTAGGCCTTGACTGAACGCTAGACCAGCACAACACTCAGTGCCAAGGCGAATGGTCATCTTCACCCAGCCCCAGTTATGTCCTGGCTTTTGTAAAGGCCAACACTCGATTAGAGCACGCCTACGATAGGGCTGCCCGCACTTGTCACAATGACGCGGCGAGCGCCGAGGTACAATATCTACTATCTTCCCGTTGGGTAATCTAGTTTTCAATTAGGTCTCCTTCCTTGGCCTACCAACCTTGCGCGCCGCAGCGCCAGGGTGATTACGATGCCAGTTGACGCCTCTAATACCATGCTTGAGAGAACGATGGAAGTGTAAGTCATGGACCTTCTTACTCTTGAAGGTGCACTCGCCAATACCGCAAATGCCCTTAGCATCGAACTCTTGGTAATTGTAACTCTCTCCGTGTTTGTAAGATGAAGGTGGTAGGGTTGGAGGTGGGAGTTTAGGGGTTTGTCCGATTTTAAGCTTGTCAGAACGCTTCTGGTGCTTAGCGAAGTACTCACCCTGTATGCCATGCGTCCTTGCTCGATGTCCCTGACGGGCAGCATAGCTAGCAAATGCGTTAGATGGCATACTACGAGGGCAGCCAACCTGATCGCATGTGAGTGGTCGGCCTTCATTATCTAAATGGAGGTTGAGGTTGGCGTTAACTCCTCCATTTTGTAAGAGCCGTAGCACGGACTCGTGCATAAATATGGCTTGCCCTTGGAGTTCTATACTCCAGGGCTCACCGCTTCGTAAGGACTTTAAGTCCTCGTCGCTCACTAGAAAAGCATTACGCATTAGTGTTGATCCTCCTTCTTAGGTGTTGTAGTGCGTACTCTCCAATGAAGATAGCCAATTATTAGGCCGGACGTGGTAAACATCTCCTCTACAATCCTGACCATAGTCTCCTCTTTGAGCTTCCGGAAGGGCCCAACACTGACTAAATGAGCAAGCAAGTTCAGTATGGCATGGGTCTCAAACTCGGGATCTAGAGAAGGGAACACATCCTTAATTGCGTTCTTGTAGTGGTCCCCACCTCTACTTGTCATTTCACGGAAGTATGCCCTTTGGAACCTGTTAATCACAGGGTTAGTTTTGTCCTTCCATTCTTTATGCTCTATGAACGTCTTGAAGGCATCGGCCACTTTAGTTTTGACTCCTTCCTTATCCTCCTCACTCATCTTCTGTCCGGATTCCGGACGTTCAATAGTCATGACGATCGCTTGGCCTATCAGTTCAGCGATTTCCTTGAGCTTTGCATCCTTGTGCTTCGCATCTTTCTCGTCTGCCATCAGTGGCGCTCCTTTACTAGCACACGTTGGATAGTGTCGTCAATCGACTCCTCACCAACACGTGCAGCTGTTAATACTGTGTAGACATCATCGCTAACTGGCACCTCCCATTGTCCCGAGGGGAGTTGTCTCCCCGTCGAGATGAATGGGTGGATAGCTGCATTAGCTACCAGTGCGTAGGTCACATCTGACACTACGATTATTTTCATTAGCTCGCCTCTCGTTCTGACGCTGTAGCGCGTCTAGCTTTACGTGCTAGTTCCTCAGCCATTAATTTACGCAGCACCGTATTAGGACCATCCCTAAACGGCACAGCCTTCGACTGCAACCATGCGTAGACCTCATCGTCTACTCTAATGGTACGTGAGTTAAGTCCCGCAGGACCAAATCTACGTCGCCCCATCTACTTTATCCGTCCTTCCTTAATCTCCTGCTCCACGATCTTCATGAGTGCGGCTCGTTCTTCCTTTGTTAGATTACGAAGGTTGAACTTTCTACCTCCGCTGGAGCCCTTGCCAGCATTGTCCTTGGCCTCGCCAAAGTCTAAGCTACCAAGAATAAACTCATTCAGACAGCGCCTACACTCAATCACCTCCATGTGCTGCGTTATCTCCCTACCGAATGCATTAACCTTGCGTTGCAGGTGCCACTTAAAGCAGCGCCCTGTTTCGTTACAGTTAGTGCATACATGGTCAGGAGCAGGAGTGGGTTCTACTGCTCGGTCCCAACCGTCCTTGTAGGAGAAGCCAATAGCAAGGTCGAAACCACTATACTCACCCTTGCGGGGCTTTTTCCTAATCGCCATTATTCACCCTCCAAATCTCCAGTCTGAAGAGGCAACCTCGGTCCAGTACGGTTCTTCATGAATTGGAGGTGTGTGTCCCTAACCCAATTCATGAGTTTGGCCTTCTGGTTAGCTGATAACCGTGTTGGCTCATCAGGGATGGCACTCTTAAAGGAACGAGCAGCCAATGACGTTAGATCCTCCTGCTCAATCAAATTAGAGCAGTCGTCACAAGCCGCCCACTCCTTATAAGAGTCCAACGAGACGAAGGTATTGTGCCCCTGCGGGCCTTGCACCTTAATCTCTTCACTCTGGAAATCTTTGCAGGGGTACTTCCATATTGGGTCTCCCCATGCACAGAAGTCACAGCTCACTTGCCTAGCCCCCTTTCCTTTCTAAATAGGCCAAAGATCCACCTCCACATCGTTCTCCAAGGGCTTGAACTTAAGCTCTCGGAAGGCCGGTGATTACGACGTTCCTCAGCAGAACGTGTACTCCAATAATCACCGCGCCGACCCTTCTGGGTCATACCTTCACCTCCTTTCGCGAAGCGACCTTGATATGATGAACGTGGTAGATGAACTTGGGAGTAGTTTTACCTGCTGTGTCAGCAGGCACAGCTACCCATGCATCCAAGCTACATTCACGATGTAGATTCTTTGCAATGCGCTCGACAATCTCCCTAGGACTGTCTGTCCAGAAGGAGTGTCGCTTAATCAGCAACCAAGCTATCGAGGTGCTCATCCCGAGGTGTACTCCTTTCGACTAATCCCTTGCGACGTAATTTGGAGGTCGTGTATCGAAGCACGCCGCACATACTTCGATGACCTCACCATCTGGCGCTGTAAGCCACCACTTACCGTCTTGTGGTAGGGCTTCCTCGCACACCGCACAATACCGCACTTCCGGTTTGGATTCCTCCAATTGAGCATCACCTCCTTCCATTGCAGGCCGTCCCTTCCAACCAGGGCCGAGCCAACGTAGTACCATCATTTTTCCTCACATTTGGGACAATGGCAGAGCCATATTTTACCATCTACATCTTTATAGCTCGATTGATGGCCCTTGTGGCTTGGTTTGTTTTTACTACAAACAGGACACATATGGACCTTCTCAGCCAATGTACCTTCCATAATGATTGCATTGTAGAGCCAACGCAGCAGGGGAAAAGCTGTCGGGTAGTTCTCCTGATCGTCGAATTGCTCGACGAACTCACAAACCTCCCGAGCCAGCTTTTGCGCCTGCTGATCTGTCATACCTGCAATCTTCTCTTTGAGAACGCTAGGCATTAATTATCTCCAGCGTGGCCGTAGGGCTCCGTAGCCCCACGACCCGCCATTGTTAGGAGCGCTAGAGCGCCACGTCATTACCCGCGGCCTCGATAGACAAGAAGTTTTTGTCTCCGTCGCCGATAAAGATGTCATGTATGTCATGTATAGGCATGGCACGCAAGTTATCGACAGCGATGATCTCACCCTTGTCGTAGTCCGCGTCGAACACCATCACCTTCACGGCTAGATCCGGTGGGTAGTTCTCCAACTCTCGGATTAGTTCACCCACCGTTTTAGGTGTAGGATTCTTAATCCGATCTACGGGCTTTGTCCACGTTCCGTCTCCCATTCACTCTCACCTCCTTTCACCGATTAGATTTGCACCAATGGTAGAGCCCATCGGCATGGCTCCGCCACCCGGTAGAGCAGGATGCGCCGCAGGTCATCACAATTCCGCACTACCGAAATCCATTTTATCACATTGGCAAATGGTGTCAATGATTTTTTTTTCGTAGGCCCCAGGCGGATTAGGGCTCCTGCTTATTAGATCGTAGCCACACGTTGTAGGCACGAAGGCAAGCCCTATCGAAGGCTATTGCCTCGTCTACTGGCATATCTCCGGTAGTTCGCTCAGGATGCCCTTGAGCTATATGAGCCCAGAAGCTATCGTTAGCGGCTTGTAGGGTCATTCCTTGGTAGTCCTCGTGGTTAGGCGTTACTTCCACGTGGACTTCGTCCTGCAGCCCTGCTGCCTCCTCCGTGTAAACCCGAAGGCCTAACCTTCCAAGATCGTGTAGCTTGATAAGACCAAGCCCCAGCGTTTCCTCGAAGTGCCTAACGGCTGCCTCTGAGCCTATGACGCCATAGCCCATGAATAGATTACCTGTTTTGTCTGATGATACATAGAACGCGTCATTGAACCCCTCACGTTGCTGCAAGTAGATCCAACCATGATATTTAGGTTTCATTCAAACCTCCTTAGGTGGTTAGTAACACCTTCAAAAGATGCTAATTCATTCTCTTTTGCGAAGCAGGAGGTGAGAATGAATGGGAGACTGTTGCGAAAGCAGAGCGATTGCGAGCTGTTAGGCGCCTGTTGATCTACTGGCGTTAGTCGATTGTTGTAGGCGGTTTGGCTTTCTTTGCGACAGCAGGGCGCCGGTCGGGGTAGGGATCGCCTCCATCGGCTTCGCAGGCCATTGCGCTCAACACTTCGCGCTTTATCATCTCAGCCTCGTTGATCCATGCTTCAGGGATCATAGTGCCACCACTAATGTCCATACCAGCTACAACCTGTTCTATCACAAGTTGTTCGATGACCGCTTCGCGTAGTTTACCGTAGTAGAACTTCTTTGTATTCATGGCTTTTAGGCTCTCCAAGGTGGTTTGTATGCCTAACGCCTAGCAGGGCTTTAGACCCCGTCAGGCGCAAGGCAGGGGTAGATTTAACCGACAAGGATGGTGAGGGCGTAGTTGCGATCACATGCCCTACAGTTAATCTCCATAGGGATCATATATTCACAATCACGCACCTCAGAAGAGCGCCCATCCACATGCTTGGCAAGAGGCAGGTCTACGTGGTCGCAGACCTTATACCCATCATGAGGTATTGCCTCCCAGCCAAGCCGGATGTAGCGCTTTTTGGGCGCGCGTGCCATCTGAATCACCTCCTTTCGCGTTTAACCTGCTACTTTTTCTAGGGTCTTTCGATCATACTTTTGACCTGCACCAGTACCGAGCCTACAGCCGTGGCTGCTAAAGCAAGCGTGGCAGATAATGCCCCACCGCCCTTGTATTACCGCGTCGTAGAAGTGTTTGGCCTTCGACAACGAGGCGCCACATGCTTGGCACTCCGCCGGGGCAGAGCCCATCCATTTCCTAGCCATTAGTTTGATCTCCGTTCTGTCCGTTTTCCGGACAAGCCCACAGGGGCTCACAATAGCTCACATTGTCTCACACGCGTAGCCACAACTAGCTATATTTAGACGTGCGGCGCTAACATGTTGATTTCATTACACAACTCATCTCTTAAGGCAGACCCGCCGGGGACAGGCTATAGCTCACAATGTGTAGTGGCACCTAACCGTAGATGCACCTAGTATAGATATATCTTATTTTTTTTTTTTTTTTTTTTTCTAATAAGAGGGTGGGGAACGTGGCACTACGGCCTACCGTCCTACCCGCCTACACATTGTGAGCTATAGCCTGCCATGGCCGGCACCGCCTTAAGACACGAGATCGTCAACGATATCAATAGCTTACGGCCGCACGTCCGAATATGGCACGTTGGACCAAGAAGCGCCTAAAAGCTCACAACCGCTCTTCCTACATGTACTCTGCTAGGCGGCTCTATTTGTTAGGGGTTAATGTTTACTATCGCTTGCAAGGCCGCCTGGGGCTTAGCCCTGGGTGGCTTCCACGGGAGGCGTTACGGTCACTTCCTCAGTCTTTCCAGCCCTACGACGCTTCACCTTCGTAGCTGCCGGTTTTCCCGCTTTCGCCTGTTTGATCAGCCGGTCCTGCTCCGCCTGTGGTAGAGCCTTGAAGGCGCGCTCCGCCTCGCTCATCTCTTTAGGTCCACGGATTCCGCGCTGAATCGCTATCCTGTACGAAGAGACATACCCGGCGAGGACCGCGTTCTTATCACCTTTCTCTAATTTGATAGCGTCCTCCAATGTGTCCGGTATCTCTACCGTTTTCTCACCGACGAACCGTCTATTTTTACCTATACCTGCGTAGGCTTTGATGGTATCTTTATGCATTGTAGGCCCTCCTTTTGGGCTAAACAGAGAGCCGCCTAACAGAGTACATGTAGAAAACAGTATTTATGTAATGCTTCACGCGTCATTACATCCAACACGACGGCCCGGATTACAACCGGGTTCACGCACGCGGATTTGGCTATTGCCGCGCTTTGACGTTGTTACGATGGTATTACGCGTGCGCGTGGTTCGACGTGCAGCGTTGTTGCTCTCCCGAGCATTTTCATGCTGTCGTGGTACGCGTACGCGTGGGCGAAACCCATCGCGTTGTTACAACGTGCCCGTAAAGAATTCCCGATGCCGCGTACGCTCATCACATACGCGTGTTAACCGATTCCGGCGGTTCACCGTTACTTTCACGCGTGGAATGCACGCATGTCGCAATTACGGGGTACGCGGTTCTTTGTGTCATACCGCGTACGATGGTATGTATTGCACGCCATATGCCAACGACAACGTGTGACAACGTACGCCAACGCGTGACTACACGTACGGCGGACGCGGGCAATAATGCCACGGCGGGCATACCATATGTTGAATCGGGCAAACCATATATGGTATGACAAGTACTGACAAAATTACACAAACTACGACAACTACGACAACTACTAGTACCCTACCCTAGGGTAGGCGGGTTCCTGGGACTCCGCGGCGAGCGAAGCGATACTCTCTCCCAAATTTTAGTGGAAAAAGGACTTTGTGAGCTAGGGCCTTCCAGCTGGCTATAGCGCCTTCACGCTCACACCCAATGAATAGACTTGCTTTCCTAGGCGCCTTATGTTACGATGGGCCTCAAATGGACAAATTAGACGATCTGAATAATCCGTTTGATCTGGAGGACCTAGGAACTCGTCCACACGTGGAGTGGGTTGGCTCGCAGGCGCGTGATGAAGCACTAAAAGGTTCCTTAGATATTGGCCTGTTACCAACTACAGCCTGTCCGGAAAACGGACAACCGGCAGGTGCCCCAGGCCAAACAAACAACATTCCGGGCGGCCACTTAGAACAACTCCTTGAAGGGATGCCTCCTGCTGGAGCCACAGCAGAACAAGAAAATAAGAAACCAGCGTCAGAACGCTGGGAACCGAAGGTTCTAAATGCTCGCCACCGAGAGATTATGCGCCGCCTCCTCGAAGGGGCAAACTACCTCACCATTGCAGATGAAATGGGCATACATCACCAGACCGTCATGCTGGTGGCTACGTCAGCGGTATTTAAGACGGAGCTTACAAAGATGGAAGCCTCTGCCGATTTTACAGTTGTTAGACGGGCTGATGACCTGGCCAATGAAGCCCTAGATAACCTCAAGGTAATCATGAGGCACTCACGTAGTGATGCAAACCGTAGGGCTGCTTCTATGGACATTCTAGGCATTGCCGGCTACTCTAAAATCGAGAAACGTATTGTAGGTATCGTCAGCGCTGAAGATGTTATCAAAGAACTTAATAAGCGCCGTCGGGGTGAGCTTTCTACTAATGGCAACAGCCAGTCCTGAGTGGTATGAAGCCTGTAAACAAGCTGGCTTCCTGCTAAGTCCTGACAGTATGGCTCTTGCCAAAAACTGGGCTTCCGGCGGTCAAGAGTCCGGTTTAGAAGAGCCACCTTGGCTCGGTCCTGACGGTGAAGTTATTGAGTATATAGGTGCATGTCCCCCTGCGGGGCCAACAACACAGTTGCAGTTGCCGTCAGCGCCAAGCCTTATAGTTATCGACTCTGTGGAAGAAGCCCAAGGGAATTAACCTGAGCCACCACACAATTAGAGTCGATAATCATGAGGCTTCCCCTGCGGGGCCATTGCAACTAGAAGGAGAACTAATGCCTAAATTCAAATATGCACAATTAGTGCTACAACTCCTAAAAGCAGAAAAGCAACTAGCACAATGTACAGAAAAGCTCAAGATTCCTTCCTTCAATCCAGACTTGCACATTGATCTAGAACATGCTATCGCTGCTCACGCTCAACTAGTGGAAAGACTCTCTAAACTAATGGGCGTAGAAATAAGTGCGTAGTAAGTAACAATGGGTGCCTTAGAAGACGTCTTAGGCCGTAAGCTCGATAGTGATGCCTGCGGTCCTGATCGAGGTCCTGGTTACATTAGTGGTAATCATTTGCCTACCTTTGACCTCGCGGCGAAGCAGCGTCTAGAAGGTGGTCATGATCCATTAGGCCCTCAGCCCTTGATCGTTTCGCCTGAAGCTATCGCCCAGCGCATGGATATCTACTTCGACAACCCCTGGGCAATGATCGAAGACGGCGCTATCTACACCCTGGACCAAGCTGACGTTATCAACCCAGTGAAACTATTCCCTAATCGGCCTTGGCTCCAGGAAATCACAACTGAGTGGTTGAACGAACCACTGCTCGCCATCTTCAAGTCTCGCCGTATGACTATCACATGGCTCTTCATATTCCTCCACTTGTGGATGGTGCTCTTCAAAGAAGGCAGGGCGGTATTCTTCGTGTCCGACAAAGAGGAGAAGTCTGACGAACTTGTGCAGAGAGCTGTCTTCATTTATAATCACATTCCTGATGAGCTAATGCTCAAACCTAGAATCAAACCCTCCTACTGTTACTTGGAGGTTCCTGGTCTCGACTCTTACATTCAAGGAGTTGCACAAGGTGCAGACCAATTGCGTCAGTATACAGCCTCAGCTATATTCGCTGATGAGTTCGCTTTCTGGGAAAAGGCACGAGAGACATTTGGCGCGAGCAAGCCGACTATTGATGGTGGAGGCAAGTTCACCTGTGTCTCTAGTCCTAAGGAAGGTTTTTTCAAAGAACTGTGTTTTGACCTTATCAGGTAGACTCACAAGGAGAATCTATGGCATTGAAAACCAAGGCGCCGCTCGTGGCACTCGTTATCGTATTGTTCCTAACACTACTCAGTTGGCTAGTGTCCCCAGCCACAGCGCAGGCCCAGACCCAATCCCTAAGCTACACCCTAAGTTGGACAAACGGGGCGGTCTTATCAGACAACTCAAACAGACCTGATGTAACTATCATCCAACAACGAGTACGGGCAGCCGGCTCTACTACCTTCACTGCATGGGCTGATATTGGTTCAGTGCCGTTTCCTCAGAACACTTTTGTAGATAAAATTAGCAATGATCCCGGCGCTCGTACTATTTGTTATCAAGTAGCGCATCGCAATGTCGCTGGCACTAGTGCGTTCACGCCTGAGGCTTGCACCATTACACCAACTGTCCTCAAGATTCCATTGGCGCCTAATGAAGGTAAACCAGTGATTATCATCATAGGGCCAGTAACAGTCCCTTAGGAGTAATTAATACCAATGTCCCAAGTATTAGTTGGCACTAACTCACATAACGCCACAGAGGGCGCAAAGTTTCGCCTTGAGTATCAGGTAGTTAATGGATCTCAGCGTGGCCTCTTTGATTGGACACCTACTGTTGGCCAAACTAATGAGCAGCTCATGGCTGCGCTCCTCACTGAAGTTATAGCCGTACTCTTAGCTCGCCATGGTATAGTCATTACCGAGGCAGATATTCTAGTGTTAGGCCCTCCAGCATTTTACCCTGAGCTTGGGGTGCTAACCTTTGTAATAGATGGTAGCGGTGCAGAGATAACTACAGGTATCAAGGGCGATATAGGCCCCATCCCATTCCCAATAACTATAACTAAAGCCACGCTCCTAGGTGACCAAACAGGGTCTATAGTTATTGATATCTGGAAAGACAGCTACACTAACTATCCACCTACTAACGAGGATTCTATTACAGCCTCGGCGCCGCCTACTCTAAGTAGCGCTGCCAAGTCACAGGATACCACCCTAACTGGCTGGACTGTTTTAATTGCAGCTGGAAGTATCCTAAGAATGAATGTGGATAGTGTCACTACTACACAGCGTGTAACTTTAGCTTTGGAATACAAGAGAACTTAGTAGGTTACTTAACTAACTAACATGGCATTTCCACAAATAGCAGCCACTGGCGTTGCTGGATTCGGCGTTGCAGCTGGCCTCTTAAACTTACCAGCTAACATTGCAGCCGGTAATCTACTTATAGCTACCTTGCTAACTGGCCCTAGTGGGGCAGGGGTAACATGGCCTGCAGGATGGACTGAGATATCAGATGATTTCCTAACTGATATACTCCTCTCCCATGCCTACCGTATAGCTGATGGCGTTAGTGATGGTACAACAGTTACTGTTACACTACCAGCTGGCGGACCAAGGCATAGTGGTTTTGTCTATAGAATTACTGACTGGCATGGAGTTACACCACCAGAGGTAGGCTCAGTAGCAAATGGTAATAGCTTAACACCAGACTCACCTTCGCTAACTCCTAGCTGGGGTGCAGCTGATACATTATGGATTTCTTCATTCATCCATACTACGGCCGGTGTTCCTACATTTACTGAGCCAAGTAGCTACGATAAAAGTAAGCTAACAGATGTTACTACTAACCGTTACACTGGTGGTGTAGTTGGCAGGGAACGCAATGCAGCATCTGAGAATCCCGGTAACTGGACATTGGAAGGTGTAGCTGCTGCCATATGGCTGGCAAATACAGTTGCTGTACGACCTGCAGTGACGGCGAGAGCTAAAAGTCAGTCGGCAGGCGTAATAATATGAAGATAACTGCCCTCGATATACCTCAAACAGTTGAGGCCCTTGAAGCAATCAAGGAGGAGTTACCTGATTCAGTCGGTGATATTGAGGAAGTATTACCTGGTCTGAAAGGCTGGCGTAACCCTATAAACAAGTTTAGGGTCCTGCGCTTACATCGAACTGCAGACCCTGAAAAGCGCAGTCAGGATTGGATTACCAAGGCTCGTAGTGGTCTTTCTACTTCCGATTGGCTACGCGAGTACGAGTTAGTGTGGGAAGCGCTAGACGGGCGCCCTGTTTATGTTGATGAGTTCAGTCATGAGTTTCATACAAGTAGAACCTCCCTTGGGTGGAACCCTGCGCTTGTGGTTGGGCGTGGGTGGGACTTTGGACTCTATCCAGCATGTATCTTTGCCCAGCTCTTCCCACACTCTCGTCTAATAGTCCTAAGGGAGTGTATTGGTGAGGATATTGACACTGAGAGATTTATCTACGAAGTCGATAGGCTTAGCCATGAATGGTTTCCGGGTGCCAAGTTCGCTGAATTTGTCGATCCTACAGGCCGAAATAGGGCGGGAACTGATGGAAGAAGTTATACCAACCTTCTTTCTGCTCGACCCTTGCGAGCCAAAAGGATTTATCTTGGGGCAAATGCCCCTGCGGCTAGGCGAAGTGCGGTCATTGACTTCCTAAAAGAGAATGTAAAGGGTCTTCCTTGCTGTCTAATAGACCCTTCATGTGAGATTTTACTAAAAGGATTCGGTGGTGGCTACCATTATCCTTATAAGAACGGGACGTTATCAGCCAAACCAGATAAAAATCTGTTTTCTCACATCCATGACGGCCTGCAATATCTATGTTCTAAGATCCGCTCAGTCAAAATGGTGTCCGACACTCCTATTAAGATCATCGAGCCCAGGTTTGGGCGCGGACCTCAAGGAATGGTGCCACAGACGCCATATGAAAGGCCAGGAATCATTAGTTAATGGCTACAATCATCCCAGATAACCCTAATAGCTACGCCACAATTAAGGCTGGTAACAAGGGTTACACTCCTCGAGGCGGCGCTGCACCTTCTTATAATGGCCAGGAAGATGATGCCACCCTTGGTGAGGGCTCCTATGTCCTTGGCTACTCTGACACTGAGTCAGGACCGCCCTTCTATGGTAAGAAGGAAGTCGGTATTGACTACTTAGAAGAGCCTGAAATCAAGCGTTTCTTCGGGGCTATGTTCAGTTACGCCGATGAACACCGCAGGCCTCGTGAGTTGATTTGGGATAATTGCTGGCGGCTGTATAATAATCAGTACGACTGGTCTACAAAGGCCTGGTGGCAGCATCGTGCGCCTATTCCTAAGGTACGCGCATCCGTGGATAGGGCTGTAGCGCTGTTTAGGAAGACACTCTTGAAGATGAACCCCTGGTATGGTGTCCAGGCCGAGTCAAAACTTGGTAGAACCAAGGGCCGCTACACTATGCTGCTCACTGACTACTGGTTTGACCAGGCTAACATCCAAGATGAGATGATGCAGGCCTTCAAAACTGGCCTGGTAACTAGCGTAGCTGCGCTAAAAATCTGGTGGATGCGAGTAAAGGACTTCAAACCTACACTCTATACAGAATCTAAGGAGATTCCAACCTATGAATTTGGCCTTCAAACAGGAACCAGCCTCCAGGAAGAGAAAAAATCCCGTCTCGATCCCTACTACAAGGGAAAACTCGGAGTGGTGGCTGTCAACCCTCGGAATCTATGGATTATCCCAGGAACAAACGGCAAGGGTATCATCGAACGCTCCCAAGCTAGCCTCCAGGAGATCGAGGCTCTTGCGGATATTGGAGTGTACGATAAGGCTGCGGTCAAAAGACTACGAGATCAGATTTGCGGACCTACCGAAACTGCTCTCGATACGTCCCGTCAGACTGTTGAGGGCCTCGCACAGGCGAATCAGTACCTTCGCTTAGTCGATCTATACCATTACTGGGGTGATATCTATACTCCTCAGGGCGTTCTAGTGAAATGTGACGCCTCTTTCACCCTAGCAAACAAAGATATAATGATTAGAGCACCTCATGATAATCCATTCTATCATAAGGAACATCCTTACGTTATTGGCACTCCTTATACTATTCCATTTAGCACCTACAACAGAGGTATGGTTGAGGATGTTGCTGAAATAGCTGAAGCCATCACTGAAATGGCGAATCTAATAGCCGATGGCGCCTTATATGACGCCATGAAGGCCTTTGCCATCGATATAGACCAACTTGATGACCCTAATGAGGCTCGTCAGGGCGTCTACCCTGGTAAAACCTTCATCCGCAAGAGTGGCAACGCCGTAGCACCTAACGAACAGCTAGTTCAGACGGTTGACGTAGGTAAGGTACCTGCCGAGGCCATGAATATGATCCAACTGTACGAGAAGTACATGCAGGAGGGCTCATACGTTAATGAGTGGGTTTCCGGTCAAGGCAATCAGCAGGGTAGAACTCTTGGCGAGGTTAATATTAAGACGGCGGCTGCTCTTGAAGGACTGGACGAGTCTGCTAGAAACCTGGAAATTACTGTTATTGAGCCGACGCTGGACAAAGTTGCGAGGACTATCTATCAGTTCCAGGAGAACTATACTCTACCACGGCTTGTTGAGAACTATCCGGATCTTTCGGGCATCTTACAAGGAATGACCCCTGCGGAACGCTACTCCACAATGGTTGGAGATTACAACTTTAAGGTTCGCGGCATGTCTATTATGATTGATAGACAGCAAAAGATAGGTGAACTGAAGGAAATCCTACAATTGCTAAGCTACCTACCTGGCTTCATCGAGCAGCTAAATCCAATAGCTACTCTCGAAGAAGTCTTGATGCCATTAGGGTGGGACCCTGCTAGGCTCCTGATTAACCCAGGAGCGATGGGAGTAAGTATGCCCACTGTCGGAGCTGTACCTCCAGCACCCCAACCTATGCTACCTCCTCCAGGGGGAGCACAAGGACCAGGTGGCAACGCAGGCGGTCCAGGACGCACTCCAATGGCTCAGCGAGCTGCAGATGATGGAGCGAAGTACGGGGGTGCACGCGACAACCCTGCGGCTAGAGGCGGTAATCCTGCTGCCGGTGGAGGCCAACCTAATGGTAGCGCCCCTGGTGGCGGATTGCCTCCTCAAATGATGCAAGCTATCGCACAGTTGATGAACAAAACTAGGCAGCGAATGTAGGCAATGAGGATCGTTCGTCGAGCACGACGTAGGAAGGTGCACTATAATACAATGTGCTCTCCCAGACGTCGCAAGGATATGTCAATAACTTATCATAAAGGAAGGAGCACAGCAAGTGGCAAAAGCAAGTAAATCTAAAGGTGGTGGCAAACCAGTCAACGTGCCGAAAGGCGCCAAAACTAGCCTACTTCAGGGCTACAAGAAAGGGAAATAGTTGTGCCTATCGGTGACTCTAAATTCAAGGTGATTGATGACCTAAGCCAGATGGCTGAGCTAGGCGTCAGTGCAAGTGTGGTAGTAACAGCCTTGGAGCCTATAATGGACCGTCGCTTAGCACAACTTCTGGACAAGCTTCAGCAATGTCCACCTGAGCTAGGACCCATTCTAGACATCAAGGCACAACTTGGGGAAGTGTGGCGTATCAGAAAAGAGTTTATTGCCTTCAAGAACAAGGGCCAGAATGCGTCGGATGCCCTCAATAATATCGTGGCAGGAATAGAAAGGAAAGGAGAGAATAATGGCAGCCGAGCAAGCTCAAGCTCAAGATAGTCCGCCGGATGGCGCCCGTCCGGATTCCGGACAGCTTGTAGATACAAACCCTGTACAGCAGCCTACACTGGGAAGGATTGTCTTTTTTAGACATGATCTCTACAGTGAGGAAAACAGTACTGCGCCGGCTATAATCACTGGTGTGAGTGAGGACTGGAATACAGTAGACCTAACCGTCTTCTTTAAGAACCAAGTCCCTTATCCAGTGCAAGGCATTGCGCATGGTCCAGAACAAGGTCAGTGGCTTTGGCCCCCTCGGGTCTAGTCAGTAACACAAGGGTAAAAAGGAGCTAGAAATGGCCGACCCAATTTTCACCCCTGGGACAACTCCCCCTGGTTCGGAGCCTCAGGATGACGGAACCGGAAACAACCCTAACAATCCTAACCCTGGTGCGCCTCCAAGGCTCATTGCAGGCAAGTTCAAAACAGTGGAAGAAGCTGTAGAGCATGGTTATGGAGGACTTGAGCGTGGCTACCATCAACTGAGCGAGCAAGTAGGTGCTTTAACTCGTGTGATGGAAGCAGCTCTCACAACCCCTGATCCTCGCGACCGCGGTCAGGGTGCAAGTGGCGGAGTCCCAGTCGGATCGGGCGGAACAGGACGCGGAGATGACTATGGTCGTCGTGTAGACCCAGATCAAGTAGACGCAGCACAGTTCTTGTCGAACCCACATCAGGTTCTTCAACAACGTGAAGAGCGTATCTTGAGTAAGGTAGGCGATCTAGTCGGAAACGTAGTTGCTAATGCAATGGCAGTCCAAGAGTTCAAGTCCAGAAATTCAGACTTGGCACCTCACGAGCGTGTGGTTCAGACATTCATGCGGGACTTAGACCCTCGTCAATTCCGCACAGTCGGTGAACGTCTAGAACAGGCCGGTAAACTAGCGCGACAGTATCTTACCAGTGTAAGAGCTGGGCCGAATGGTGTGCCTAACACGGTGCCTGGGGCAGGGACTTACGTAGAACCTCCTACTAGCGGAGGGCCTTCGTATAGCGCACCTGGTACTAATCCAGATGGCTCACCTACAGGTGGCGGGTTCAATCCTGCTAACCAAGTAGGTGCTGAAGAGCAAGAGCTACTAGATTATATCAAAGAGCGCAATGCGAACATCAACGCTAGCTTTGGAATTAAGTCCTAGTAAGGACTAGGACCCTCGTAAGTTAAACTAGTCTTTAGGAGCTAGAGAAAACTATGGCAGGTCAAAATTGGACCATCGCTAGTGACGGTGGTCATTTTGCTAACCCTCGCCTGAGTTCTAAGCTTCGTTACGTCAATACGGCGAAGTACATCTTTCGTCAGTTTACTCGTCCTGAGCCAGGTTATGGCAAGGGTCGAGGCGAAAGCATTGACTTCGACAAAGTAACGATGGCGGTGACTGCAGGTGGGGAGATCGGGGAGTTCCAGGATATTCCTGAAACTAAGTTCTCGATCACTAAAGATAACCTACGGGTAACTGAGTGGGGGAATAGCATCCCTTGGACTGGCAAGCTCGAAACACTCAGTGAGTTTAACCCTAACCAGCCAGTTCAAAAGGTCATCATGAACGACGAGAAGGCCGTGTTAGATCACGCCGTCTCGGCTATGATGAAAACTAGCGACCTGTGCTATATTCCCACTGGTGCTGCTGTCGGAGTCTGGGACGTGGACGGTACTCCTTCCACTGCCGGGACTGCACAGTTCAACTACTTCCATCTTAAGGAAATGGTTGATGCAGCCCGTATGGGTCTATTCGGGTCGAACACTGGGAAGATCATCCCTCCGATGCCGGATGGGAACTATGCTTTGATCCTCTCAATTCGTGCTCAGCGTGGTCTGTTCGATGATCCTGAGTTCCAGGAAGCCGCGAAGTTCACTTACCCTCGTAAGTTGTTCAACGGCGAGATCATGTCTGAAATCGTGTACAACTGCCGTATCATCGTAACTGATGACAATGACTCCTTGGATAACAACAAGGGTTCTAACGACATTGGTGAGGCCCTCCTCATCGGTGACGATTCAGTCATTGAAGGCGTTGCACTAAAGGAAGAGCTGCGATACAAGCTTGCGGTTAAGTACGGCCGCGATAAAGGTCTGGCTTGGTACGCAATCCTTGGGTTCAAAAAGCCCTGGGACTACTCGACGGATGGCGAAGAACACATCATCCGTTTCACTAGCTCTTAAAGTAAGAGGAAAGGAACAGGAGTACTATCATGGGTTTTCAAGATAATGTGTTCATGATCCCTAATCCTCTGACCACAGCAGCTAACTCAATTGCCGAGGAAGCTACTTCTACAGGTCTGGTAGAGTACGTCGCTCCAGTAAATATGGACGTGGTGGACTTTGGTTTACTTGTAGCGGTGGCCCTTGGTAATACGATCACTACAGCATCGGGCTATGCCCTGTGCCGAGTGATTGCGGGTGTGGAAGAAGTGCTTGAAGTACTGAAAACGTGTAATAACAGTAACAACCTGTATGCAGGTGATGGAGTCCACGACTACGGCGGAACCGTAGCTGCGGCTACTACCCTTGCCTTCACGGCTGGGCTTATTGTTATGAAGCGTATGACAGGCGCGCACGTATTCCCTGCTGGGTCGATCATTAGGCTGCGTGGAATGACTACTGCAGGCTCTGCAACTGGCGATCTCGTGCCCTTTGTTATCGCTCGGGCGGCCGGTAAAGGTTATCGGTCTACCGTAGTGTACAACGAAGGTCCACTGACGATTAACGCCTAATTGCAGCTAGGCCCTGCGTAACCCGAGATGGGCTAGGACTGCCAACTAGCCCACCTCCCAAATGAAAGGACAAATGGAATCCTCAGCACCCCCTAAGGAGAAAATAGTTGTTCCTGTAATCTGCGCCACTCGAGACAGTCAAGGCGCAGTAGCCTATTCCATAGCAACCATATGGAATGCCCTAAATGCAATGGGTAGAGAACCTGTCTATGTGCAGTTTGCAGCTCATGGCTATGCCTTCGTAAGAGCAGGCGTATTCAAGGAACTAAAAAAGGAATTTAACACAGATCGCATTCGCGGCATACTAATTGATGATGATATCTTGATTAAGGATCAACTAGGCCTTATCCAAGCTATCACTGTAGCAGACCAGTACGGTTGGAACTTCGTAGCACCGTACAGAGTGAGGGATGGTTATGTTGCACTGGCTCACGAAAACGGCTCTCTATATACAGTCGAAGAAACCCGTCAGTTACGCCCCTGGGACCGAGTCGCCAACGCAGGGCTCGGCTTCTACTATGGATGGCTGCCCTTGGACTACAAGTTCCACGAGGACGGAGCCTTCGGTGGTGAAGATCTTAACTTCTTCTGGGACAACCCGTGGATCGAGCCTAGGGTGTTTGGACTCAGCCTTAAACACATAAAGTCCGTTGAATTAGACATGGATACACCTATTCCGACACACAAGCGGCCACCCTCAGCAGGGCCACACTTGGAGCGGCCATTACCACCTTTAGATGAGGAAGGAGATAAACGTAGAATCAGGGAATAATTATCAGCTAAATTAACTGCATTTTAACATAGGGGACGCCCTAGAGGAACTCAAAACATGGCAGATATCGCAAGCAGTGATTTAACTATCACTATTCTCAAGAACAGGCTCGTCAAAGGCTCGCCTGGAGCCCTCCAACGTAATCTAGTCCGCATTGCATTTGGTAATGCTACACTCACTTACCCCTCTGGTGGAGTGCCGATACCTACCTTCCCATCCTTTGGGATGCGCCGTGAGATCGAGTATTTAGTCATTGTTGATGGCAGTTGTGCAACTGGTATCCATTGGAAGTGGGACTACACCAACAAGAAGTTCCGTGGTTATATTCCTGGTGCCGTTATTGAGGCTGCCGGTGCTGCTACACTCGATGACTACCCGCTGGATGGTACTGCTGATCCTCTTGCAGCTGCTGCTCGCCAACCTGGTAATGGCGTTGTTTCACTTGGCTTAGGCAATACTACTGCTGCTGGTGTTGTCTATTTCGGTAACTTGAAGGAACTTCTAGCTACTGAACATGCACCTGCCGCACAAAGCCTAGTGTGCGAAGCAGTGGGTTGGTAGGAAGGAGTAACTAACAGATGGCAGCAATAGCACTATCATCAACTCAGCGATATGGTCAGCGAGTGCGTCGTTTGCGCTATACGCAAAGCGGCGCTAATGATGGCAACGTAGACTTTGAGGCGACTAGACCTCTCCTCGCAATGTCCACTCAACTCCGCGGAACTATCGCTGCTGGAACTGTAGCGATACAAGGGAGCAATGATAACTCTACGTTCGTTGCCTTACCTACCGCGGTATCTCACTCAGCAGTCGGTATAAAGTCAGTGGCGGTAGCCGACCTTGGTTACCTATTCTATCGAATCGCGGTCGCTTCAGCCGGTGCAGGCAACGATCTAACCTTCGATGTAGTAATCAAGGAGGCTCCATAAGGAGATGACTGACGGCATGAATCCACTTGAATCGCCTGTGTTACCTGCAGTAGGGCCGTTCCTCATCCTAGAAATTGGCAAGCTGCAAGGTGTTCAATCTAGTATGTTGTTAACTGTCAATGGCGTCAACGTGGAACTGCGGCGGTTGTCTGACGAACTGGAGAAGAAATTCTCTGTCAGTCAGGCAGCCGTCGTTCAGGCGCGTGATGACCTAAGTCATGCTATGGATAGTCATAGTAAAGATGATGACACTCGATTCGGTAAACTCAATAGGATCATCTGGGCAGCAGGTGGTATATTTGGCTTCCTAAACTTTATACTATTAATGACTACCTTGCTCAAGATGTTTGGAGTGTTTTAATGCTACTTCATCAAGTAAAAGACATCATTCGGGAGTACGCCGGCAAAACTGGCCTCCCTACCACCATGCTAGACTTGTGTCTAGAGAATGCTCGCCTTGATATTGAGAAGTTCCAGAACTTCTGGTGGATGCAGGCTGATTTGGACTGGCTAACTGTAGTGGATCAGGCAGCGTACCCACTCAAGGTTGATACTACCAATGGCCTGGAGATCACCAACTTCAAGGATATCAGGGCGTTGAAGTTCAAGGAAGAAACTGAGGTTGATTGGCAGCCTGTTGATGTGGGTACTCACACCAAGGAAGACCTAGATGGTATGTACGACGAGGATGAGACTGGCGATCCTGAGCTAGCCATAGTTGAGGGTGATAACCTAATCCTCTACCCAATTCCAGATGATGAGTACGATGTTAGGATCTACTATTGGGAATACACTAGCAATACCACCAACCTAGAGTCTGATGAGTTGACTGCTCACTTTCCAATGGCGCTAGTCTATTCAGCTTACAAGTGGATTCATGAGGTTTACCTCAAAGATCCACAAGGTGCTACTTACTGGCGTAGTTTGCTTGAAGGTAAGGGTGGTGAACTATTCAAGATGCGACGAGAGAACTTCAAGCGTGGTTGGAAGGACAAAGTAAATCTAGAGCCGCACATGGGGCCTGGTCAGCGTGGTCGTAGGCGTTTAGACCGTATGCAAATTTACAGATGAGCTATGCAGTTCATGGATGCTGTGACTTAGCACTCCAATTGATAGTCAAAATTGAAGGCTTGTACTACTACGATGACAAAAATGGAGATGTGCGTGGTACTCTAATCAAATATTGCCCTTGGTGTGCTAAACGCCTAGTGCCAGATGTGTGTGAGGGATAACTGATGGCCCATGAAGTTATTGAAAAACATTCTAGTGTGGAGTTCCTCCACGAAGTGGACTTCACTGAAGATCTCCCTGATGATACTAGCATTTCTTCAGGTAGTGCAGTATCTGCTGTTGATAGTGATGGCGATGCGGCATCCGCAGTCGTAGGAACTGTTAGCCAATCTGGAATGAAACTACGGTGTGTCGTGCAGGGTGGCGAGGATGGTGAGGACTACTTATACACATTCCTTGGGCGTGGCACTACTACCAGCCGGGATGCTTGTAGATTGGTGGAAGTCAGAGTCCGCGATAAGCAACTAGGAACGCTATAAGGAATATCGCAGCATGAGAAAAACCACTTGGGTAGATCGCTTTGTAGGTTATTCTGATATAGTTAACCCTGGCGATAACCCTAAGCTTACTAGCGATCTCCTAAACGTCCATTGCAGGTTTGGGCGGATTATAGGCCGCGGAGGTATGACCAAGTATGAGAGTATTAGCACTGCAGCTTCTGCTGCTATTATTGGTCTCTTTAACTATAAACAATCTGATGGGACTCATGAACTTGTTAGGATGCTTCCGACCGCGCTGGAGCACTTTACTGGAGGTGTTTGGGCCGACGTTACTGGTACTGCTCTCACTGGTGCTGTTACTACTAGGCCTCAATACACTGTTATAGATGGCTCAACTGGAGTTCCAACACTGGTGTTCACAAATGAAGGCGAAGATCTCCCAAGAAAGTTTAGCGCAAGCGGTAATTCAGCTCCAATTGCATCTAGCCTTAGTCCATGGGGTAAAGGCCTCGCATCATACTTTGGCTACTTGTTTATTTTCAACGTCTCAGATGATGGAACCTTCACAGATGTTGTGGATGGACATAGAATCGGACGCTTTAGTGACGATTGGGACACTGACTGGGCCGCCTGCGAAGGCAATGAAATCACGCTAGATGAGACTCCTGGAGCTTGGCTAAGCGCTATCCTTACAGGTAAGTCCTTAGCTGCTTTGAAGTCAGATGGCGCTGTACGGATCAGATGGGTAGGTGGGAATACCATCTTCAATCAGGAACTCATCCCAGGAGCTGAAGGTATTGTGGCTCCGCTGAGCGCCGCTGGAACTACCGACAACGCTATGGGATTCTACCTAGGCAACGATGGTATCATCTACATGATAACTGAGCAGGGTGCCCAGGCTATTAGCTATGAGTCGTTATTTGAGACTATCCCTAATACTGCCAGTCTCAGTAAACTAAAGTATGCCCGTGGTCTAATCGACTCAAAGGCGGACTCTTATGTTCTATTTTACGACCGAACTGGACTGTCCAACCAACTCCTTGACTCCTACGTCGAATATAACTACAGGACCAAGGAGTGGGTTAAAGGTAACCTTGGCCCGTCGATTATTGCTTGTACAAGTTACAAATCTACAGATCAAGCTGCCGAGAAGAAATTGGTGTCAACTACTACACTTGTGGAGGAGTTTGACGGCACTGCAACGGATGATGATGGGACTGCGATTAGCCGATACTGGACCTCTGGGTGGCAGCAAATCGCTGAGGAGGGATGGCTGCATGGGCTTAGAATCGTATGTAAGAAGAACAAGGCCGCTAGAATCAAAGTCAGTGTAGCATGTGACTACGAGGATACATTTAAGTATCCACAGTGGTTCTGGCTCAAGGGCGGCGCTGTAGGTGATGACCATGTAGAGTTAACTTACAGGATAGCGCCAGTGTTCGTGGAGTGGGTAAATGTGAAGATACAGTTCCTGCATGACTCAACTTCAGCGGAGACTCAGCTGCGCCGTGTAGGCTTTGAAGTCACACCTCTACTCAAAACTGGTGAGAAGGCTGATCGTGGAGTGTTAGACTCCCAAAAGAGTTAAGTAAGTACAAGCACGCAGTGGCTATTACACTTTACATAGAGTCTGTTTCGGTAGACGCAGTCAACCTGAAGTGGTTGGATTCAGTTGCGCCGACTCAAACTCACGCTATTTGGCGTAGTGAAGATGGTGTCAGTTATGACTTGGTAGACACCGCAATAGCCAGTGATGTTGACTATACCGACAGCGGTCTGCTTCCTGAAACTCGTTACTGGTACAAGATCATTAATGAATCAGCGACTGAATCAAGTGCTAAGTCCGTCATTACGCAGACTTGCTTTGGCCTAGATGTTCGTACTGTCTCGCCTATAGCACTCCCTACCGCGGATGGTGAGGTAACTGATGACCAGTTTAACGATGCCATGCGTAGGCTGGAGTCTATCATTAGAACTCAGTCAGATGGTCATGACTGTGTTATTTGCTCTAGTGATGGTGCTATCGTCCTTAACTGCGCCGAGGGTTGTAGAGACTTCAATATATCTGTAACTGAGGATATTAACTCCATATCAATAATTGGGTGTGAAGATGCTGGAGATGGACACATTAACTTCAAGATACCGGCAGGTGAGACATGGAGGGTATGTGGCTTTCCTAGTAACTTTGGGTTTTCTGGCAATGAGTGTTTTGACGCTCCTCTTTCTGGCGGTACTAATGGGCGTACTGTGGGAGTGGGTTTTTGTGGAAACTCCACTGGAGTTAGAGCAAATACACCCAGCGGTACAGGTGGGAGTGGCACTGGTGGTACTGGCAGCGGTGGTGGGGGTGGCGGCGGTGCTCTCACCGTAACGTGCCAAACTAATACTGGTGCAGCTAACAGCACTTGCAGTATGGCTTGCGGCTCTGATAATGCTATGCGGCTACGGGTAACAGGAGGCCGTCCACCCTACACATTCAGCACTAACTCAGGTGGTACATTCTCTACAGTTAACAGTAATACTAAGAAGATAGTACCTCCAACTAATTCTGGAAGTGGAGTAGCTGGTAATGCTTATAGGAAGTTTGTCTTTCATAAAGAATGTAGTAATAGTTGTAACAACACTGACCAATCTACCTATGGGTGTAATGACACTACTGCCGGTTGTATTAACATCAGTCCGACTAGTAATGATAAGTATTCAGCTTCCCCTACATGTGCAGTCAACCAGGCAGTTGGGACACAGATGACGATTATAGATCATGGTGCTAGTAGTGGCCATACACCTTGTAACTCACAAGGTACCTTCTGTGATATGCGCAGTGCTGGTATGATCTCAGGCGGCTGTAATCCTTGTGGAACTTCTATGCCTACCAAGACTGTGACTGTAACCGATGCTGATGGAGTGAGTGTAGTTAAGGTAATAACGGGATAGTATGGGATACGTAATCTATCAAGATTCAAAGGGAGAGAAGTTCAAAATCCCTGAAAATGTGCCTTTTAGGAAAGGTGCTGATTGGGTTGAAGTTGAGACACAACAGACTGTTGAGGAGAAGCAGTTAGAGGACTCCATATCTAAAATTGCGCAGGTTGTTGGGATCTCTATTGATGAGACTGTAACGAGGCTAGGTAAAGCACTAGGCATCCAGAAATGTCCAACTTGTCAATTAAGGAGTCAAATCCTCAGGCGTATGGGTGAGTTAGGCTGGATTGAAACCTTACGTAGATTAAAGGCTACCTTCAAGAAATAACTAATGCTTGATACCTACTGGGATTTAGTCCAAAATCAGGGGCGCTTTGCTCTAGATGGCTATGTTCGTTTTACTGAACAATCAGCTGCGCCTGGTGGTCTGCTCGTAGGTAGTGGGCATTGGAACCTCTATGGTAAGTCTGGCGGTCTATACTACGAGGATGACAATGGAGTTGAGACTGGTCCACTAGCTGCTGTGCCTGCAACGATAGTCACTGGTACAGGTGCAGCTAATCGAATCACTTACTGGACAGGCGCTCAAACTATTGATGACGTATCAGCGATTACGGCTAGTAAGGTTCTATTCGCTGATACCAATGGCCTTCCTACATTTGATACTACCCTCCATTGGGATAACACTAACAAGAATTTAGGCATTGGGCGAACCGCTGTAGTCCAGGTACTAGCAGGGCGTAGGTATATCACCCTTGAGGGTGCTTCACTATCAGGAGGTGTCGAGTTTGCAACTGCCCAGGCCGACGCTGACGGGAATGGTTTAGGTATAGTTCAGTGGAGTGATAAGAACTCTGGATTGGCTGACAAGCGTAGGGCGGCAATTAGTGGCACCTTGCAGGGTGCTACAGCCAATAACCGTGGTGGCGCTTTAGGGATATTCACATCAGCTAATAACACCTCGGGCCTAACTGAGCGGATGAGGTTCAATAATGATGGAAATATCTACCTTAATGAAGTAGCTGCTTCGCCAGGATCTATTCATCCTACACTAACGACGTTCATTAGTCAGTTTTTCAGGAATAGCACTACGCTAGGCGTGGACGTGCAGATAGCTAATATCGCTACTGCCAGTCTTAGTTCACTTGGCGGTATCTCTTGGGGCTCACGTGGAGCTAGCGCCAGTGACAAGCGTGGAGCTGTAATCAATTGTAGCTTGACTGCTAGTGGGGTTACTAACCCAACTTCACAATTAGAGTTTTACCTTAACAATGCTGGTAGTTTTGTGCAAGGTCTAACACTTCACAACACTGGCGCTATTGGAGTTAACGGGGCAACCTTTGGATCAGCTGGTAGTTACTTACGCTCAGGCGGGGCTGGAGTAGCTACTGTTTGGAGCACGTTAATACTGCCCAACGCAGCCACTGCAAATAGAATAGCCTATGCCAGTGCTAGTAACACATATGGTGAGTCAGCTAACTTAGCTTACGATGGAACTGACTTCCTCCTAGGTTCTGGTACTAGGGCTAGAATGTCAGCCCAAAATAGGTTTAGGCACCTTAACTCGATGGCGTCAGTCAAGCAGTCTGGAGACCAAACACTTAGCAATGCTACAGTTACAGCTATTAATTTCGGCGCTGAGGACGTGGATACTGATACCTTACATGATAATGTAACTAACAATACGCGCATAACCGTAGCCTTGACTGGTAAATACCTAATCGGTGGAACTCTCAACTATGCTACTAATGGTACTGGCGTCAGGCAATTACGCTTGCACCTTAATGGTAGTGGTACTCCAATCAGGATATCTGCCATCGGGGCTATAACAGGTGACAATTCTAGACCTGCCACGGTGTGGCTAGTATCCTTGACAGCTGCAGATTATATTGAGCTTCATGGCTATCAGGATAGTGGTGGTAACTTAGATGTACAGTTTGGAGCACCGAATAGTCATTTCTTTGCAGCTTATATAGGTGAATGATGAAGTCAATCTTAGTAGCACCTCCTCCATTTGATGGCGCTAAGTTCATGGCGCGCTACAACATTACAATAAATGAGTTCTATGTATCAAATGGATTACTCTTCTACCCCGATAGCTTACCAGATAACCCTATACTCGATGGCCCTGATGCGCCGAATATAGTACAGCAAAACTTAGCTAAAGACTTAGTCATAGCTGGTGTATCTGCATCGGTGTTTGCAAGGGCTGTCGCGGCAGTATTACTAGATGAACTCAATGCCCACGCTGATAAGATCAATGCTATTCTCAGTGCTGTGGACGCAGCTACTAGCTTAGCTGACTTGAAAACACGAATTGGACTCATCGCTGATTATCCTCAAAGAACATTAGCACAGGCGAAAACAAGTATTAACAACAAAATAGACTCAGGGGAGGCAGATTAAAATGGCAATGAACTTAGTAGGCGAACTAGCACAGTATGCTGTCGAGGTAGACCAAATTATTAGGACTTTGGCGAAGGAGCGTGATGATCTCAAGCGCGTCGCTGATGCGCAGCAGGAGGAGATTAAGTCACTAAACAGGCGCATTACAGACGGTAGAGCTGAGAACGAACGATTAATAAGTCAAATAAAAGAGTATAGGCAAATACCGCCTGTACTCGAATCTGTCCGAAAACCGGACAGTGATAGGTTAGCAGTATTGCAAGCAGCAAACGCGAAGGAGAGTAAGTAAAATGCCATTCAATCTAATGGACCCTAACGTCCAACAAACTCAGATTACGCCTACTCAGCTATCTGGTGGACCACTCCCTAATGGTATTACTGGGATATATTCGCCTAGCAGCTCACTCTCTGGTAGCGAAACAACTAGCGGTAGCGGTGGTGGTGGCTCATCTCAACATTCGTCTCAGCAAACCAGCCAATCTGGAAGTTACTTCTCTAATCCAGCTTTGGTTGACTCAATGGCTAGGAACTTTGCTGGCTTGTATGAGAATGTAGTCCCTGTTTACAATGAGTTCATGCAAGATCCAGTAAACAGCAATGTCTTCCAAACACAGCTGAAGTCATTACTTGCTTCACTAGCACCTGGCGAAAATGACTCACGTGGACAACTTACAGATCGCTTCAGAGCAGCCGGTGGACTGCGATCTGGAGCGCATGGGGTAGCTGGTGCTCGTCTGGAGGGAGATATAATTGGCAGGCGGCAAAACGCTGCTGGGACCTTGTTAGGTCAAACCATCCAACAGATGAGTCAGCTACTCGGTTTACCACTGAGCCAGATGGCGCCGCTAATTCAGGCTTTGGAGCTTCAACAAGCATCCTCACAGGGCACTAGTCAGGGTACTAGCTTCCAGAACCCAACTACTAGAAGCTCTAGCAGTAATGTTAGTGGCGGTGGCACCAGTGGTGGTAGAAGTGGTGGTGGACTCAGTGGCCCTAGTGGTGGGCTTAGTGGTGGCGGAAGTGGCCAACCAGCACCTCAACAGCCAGAAGATACCACCTTCAATGGTGGTGGAGCCCCTGGTGATTGGAACTTCTACGGAGGTGGAGGTGGTGGAGGTGGTGGTGATGATTGGAATTCCTACTACAATCGACCAGCAGAGGATACTGGCTACTACAACTTGAATACTGAGGTTGAGGTGCCTGGCTTGGGACTAAATACCGCAGGCGGTGGCGGAGACGACTGGAACGACTTCTACTTCGATACTCCTTATGGTGGAGATGAGGGCTTCTAATGGCAGAGTACATTGATGACGATCTTCTAGCTGAAGTTCAGAACGATGCCAGGGCTGCTGGTTTAGACCAGAAAGCCACTAACAATCTAACGCAGGCAGTAATCCGCGGTGCTATCCAATCGCACGCTGCACTAGCTCGGCAGGATGACTCACAGCAAGCTGCCGCGGATAAAGTCTTGCAAAAGTACCAGCTCCAGCAGCAAAGTGCTCAAGATTTACGTAGTAAGCTACTTGGCCTTGCTGGCCCTGGTGGTGATGAGGAGCAAGAAATGCCCATCACCTATGGTGCTAACCCTAAGACTGGCACTAGGGCTTGGAATAACATGGGCTGGATTGCAGATCAACCTGACCAGCTTGAGTCCTTGGACCCTCGACAACGTGATCTAGCTCAGCGTTACAATGCAGGACCGCTGGCTGAAGCACGTGCTAAGGCTGCCAGGAGTGGTGGGGGTATGCCTAGTGGGATTCCAGGTGGCGAACCTAGCAGCGTTGAAGGTGCTACTGATGTGCATCCTGCTAGAGATCCATTTAGGCCTCCATCTGCTATCATAGAGCAGCGCCATGCACAGGTTGAAAATAATAGGCTAATGCTGCGCAAGATGCTCGATGCAGCGCAGCTTATGACTCAGGCTAAGATACCGGCGCAGATCCAGGATTTGGTCCTCTACCAAATGTTTCCAGATGCTGCACGCCGTAAGCTAACTGAGGACATAGCTAGACTCCGTGAGAAGGAGGCTATCGACAAGCCTTATAAAGATGCAGCATTAGACGCCAGATACGATAAGGAGGACCGCCAAGCTGAGTACCAAAATGAAGTTGTAAGGCTGCGGCGGAGTGCTGAGCATAACTCCAAAGTCAAGGCTTACGAGGACTTCGAGAAAATCTACAATGCTGCTAAGAGTGGAGGCCGAACTCCACCACAGGACCTACTCAAAATGGCTGATAGGTTAGCCAGAATGCAGTATGATCTAATCATGAACTCTGAGGCTTTCATGGGCAATAGACCAGCGCCCTATGGATTGCCGCGAGAACCTGCACATGATCCGTATGCAGGTGTGACTGGTGCTGGAGTTGAATCTGAGGAGCAGCCTTGGGACTGGCGAAATGAACCTGGTGCCAAAACAAAGGCGCAGTTAGAGCGCGACAACTTAGCTGCCAAATCTACACCACAGGCTAGGGCTGCCAAACAGCTAGAGGAAGTCAAGCGTAACTCACCTGGTGATAAGGCTACCATTCAACGTCTGGAACGTGAGTCTAAGGCGCCTACGGCAACAGCGCCAGCGCCTGCGGCACAGTCATCGGCACCGCGAGTAGTGACTAACCCTGATGGAAGCCATACTCAACCAGGGTTTGAGCGCGGTGATGGTAAGCCAGCTAAATCCAGATCGTTTGACATAGGTGGTGGACGTAAGTTCACGATAAAAGAGAACCCATAATGAATAGCTTACTAGAAGATCTAATCGGCTTTGCTCGAGAGAACATCATCAAGGCTGGTACTTCGTTTGCTGAATCTAACCAACGTGATAGGCAATTGATCGATGCCTACCGTAGCGGTGGAGCGCAGCAAGTCAATCCAGAGCAGCGCCAAGCCATGACTGATGAGTACATCAATCAAGCTAATCCTATGACTTCAGTAGGGGGTATGATCAAGCCCTCCACGTGGGCTAAGTATACTCCCGAAGCTAAGGCTCAAATGACTGGAGTGGCTAATAGATATCCACAAGCCTTCAAAGAGAAGGTTTTAGATAATCCTATGGATATCTATACTAAGATGGATGATAACTTGCGATCAGGTGTAGCTGGTAATTACCGCCCTGGGTATGTAGTATCATCCACAGTAGATGCGCCAGCAGTCATTAAGTTAAACTCTAAGATGCATCCCGAAGATCTACAGACTGGACGTATCTTAGAACATGAACTACTACATAATGAAAATGAAGTTAGTAAGCGTGCCACTAACACTGATCCAAATGATGCCTGGACGATTGCTAGATTACTTCAAAGTAAAATACCATCTAATGTTAGGGGTAGTTTAGACAGAATTGTAGACGAAAATACTGTTGCCGGTAAAGGTTGGGACAAGTGGGATACTAGACAATTAATGGAGCAGGGCCCAAGAACTCATGCTACTGAGGGTTGGGCTGCTATGGATGAGGCCCTAGCTCATTTGAGTGAGGCTTCTTCTAGACCAGGTGCTTCTCCTGAGATTAGAAAACTAGCTAAGGATATGGGCGTTAGCTGGGAGGACAAAACTAAGGAAGTTCTATTTGGAGGTAAGAACAGTCCTAAGTGGAACCCTCGAGATGTGCCGATGCCTCCTAGAGGAATGCCAGCCGCAGTAGATATTTCACGAAGTAGAATAAGCCAAGGTGCCTTGGAGGCTTTCCAGGCGTTAAAGCAAAAACTAGGACTTGATGCCACCTTCGGTAAGTTCAAAGGACCAGCTGAACCTGGAGGTAAAGTCCTAAGTGATATGGCTAAGGATATAGACTTAAATCGTGTTAGTAGTGAGATCTATCCTACTGGTGTTAGCCGTGATCAGTTAATCTCACACATCATGGATAACATAGCGCAGGGGATGACTTCAGGTGGTATGTTCAAACCTAGCGTAAACCAGATAAGAAAGAATTTAGGTGGTGGCGCACCGCTAAGCAAGTTTCGCGGTATTCTACAACACCTAGATAAATATGGATTAGTTAATGAAGAAGCACTAGAACCACATTTGAGGAAGATCTCTTTTGGGGAGGCCTACGAACCAGAATTTCATCCTGAAGTTCTCAAACGCCTAAAGAGGTTCATTGAGGAGACAAAGGAATAACTAATGCCAAGCTATAGCTACACAATCGACGAGCCTGATGGTCGTTCCTACACTATCGACAGCCCTACTGAAATGACCCTTGACGAAGTCATGGGCGAGATTGACCGTACAGTAGGTGCAAGGGGCACGACTGGGAACCGCCCTGAGATGGACGTTGATAGGCTCACCAATGAAGATCCTGTTGGGCGTGAGGACCTTCTACGACCGCCACAAGGACAAACTTACTTAAGCGACTCTGCCAACACTAGCTATGGCGATATCCTAAAGCGGCGCTGGAGTGAGAACATTGATGCCTTCCGTGGCTTAGGTGTCAATGAGTACCAGATGATTATGGGTGGCAATCCTGAAGGCCGTATGAAGTCTGCTACTGATTTCCTGAAAGGTTTGGGGTCTGTTAGTA